CGTCTGTTAATGTGGTCTTGGTCATTGTTCTATGTCCTTTTTGCTTAGGTTAAATTCGGATAAAACAAGGGTGAACCAGCGCCCTTCTCCCGTATCTCCAGCCCACGCGCTTCCAGTGCGGCGTTAAGTGGCCCCATGCCAACGGTGTTGCCCGTGGCTTCTATCCACGCTTCCGCTATCGGGTCAGGCTCGGTGATGATGAGGTTGTTAAGGTTTCTCCAGTGGCTTTCCCGCAAACCTGCAATCCCGTGGCTTGCTATGCGCTTGTTGAACTCCTCCACAATATCGCTCACCTCTTGGCGGAATGCTTCGTGCGCTTCGATAGCGTCAGCCGCTTCCGCTAGAAGTGGAGCGTTGGCATCGGGACAAGCAGCCGCCATGCGCAGCCGCCCGTGTAGTGAAAGTTCTTTTGTCATGCACCCTTCTCCTCACGCACTTGGCGCTTTATCTGTGTTCTGTCGTTCATCACTTTCCAGTGCTTTGGCGTGACTGTCTCAGCCATCACCTCTGCCTCTCGCGGCGTTCTGGCTACGACGGTGACGACACCGCAATGCTGTGTTGTGCGGGTGCGTATGACTTCAAAGTCATATTTCTTATAGTCCGTCATTATCTAAGCCTTGTTATAGTGGTTATGCCGTTAGCTGTGCGGCACATAAAAGATTTATCATGCCTTATACCGTATTGGCTGACATTGCGGCTGGTGCGCTTGGCATCCCCTTTATTAATTGCTGGCATTGTCCCTGTATCTCCAACTTCCATTTCTCCCATAGGGTAAATCATTGGTCGGCTCATTTACTGGTTGCCTTTTTCTGTTCACTGCGACGTTCTGCAAATGTCTTGCCGTCAACTCCCCGCAAGGGCCATGCGCTATCGGATGATACACGATGCGCTTTACCCAAGGGTGCTGCTTGCTGCGCTACAATCATTTTAAAACGTCCTTTCGGTTGCAAACATAATTAGCATGAAGGCTAACCAAATCATAAAAAGCCAGAATTGAAGCCGTGATACTTTGTTCATTTTTTTACTCCCCGTGATGAATAATAATCAAAGCGGCCACCGTCGTAATCGTCTGGATGCGATGGTGGCAGGTCAGGCTGAATAGGGCAGGTTTTCATCCTTTCCCAAAGCCGTTCGGTTACCTGCGCGTAAAATGCGCGGCGGCGCTCAATGCGCTGTTCGTCTGTTAGATTGTCGTCGGTCATAACTTGCTCCTAAATGGCGAGGCCATGCCTCTATTTATTATTTGTTAAGCCACTCATCGTATGAAAGAAGCGGCTGACCGTTGCGAGTAATATCACCGCCATTACCATCGTTAGCGCATGACAAATAAATCTGATACTCGCTGTCGTTATCTCCGCGATAGCGGGTTTGCCAAAACTGTTCAAATTTAATATCGGTCATAATCTTTTCCTATTTGGCGGGGCGATGCCCCTGTTGCTGATGCCCTCTTATAAAACCGGATTTCACAAAAGAAAAGCGTTTTTTTCATATTATGCAAAAATAATGGCGGGAAGCGCATTGCAACCCGCCATCCTGCTTACATTTCCGATAGAGGCAAGCAGTATTGCCAATCGTATTTTTTAACCACCGCCAGCCAGCTTTCTTTGGTCAGCGTGTGGTGTCCCGCCTTTAGCTGCGCTTTTAGCAAAGCTGCGGTGGCATCTGCGATTTTCTGATTACATTGCTGATAATGCTGCTCCAGATAATCGGATGACCGTGGCGTTTTGGGCATCTCAAAAAGGAACATCGTCGTCCAAGTCCTTGGTATCATCCCATGATGTGTTAGCAGCTGCGTTGCCGCCACCAGCTTCAGAACGTGGCGCTGTATCAATGCTGCCAACCCGCACGTTAAATTGTGGCTTGCCTTCGTATTCGTCGTGCGTCAATTCGCCAGAAACAAATACCTTGGTGCCTTTCTTTAGGCTGTTAGAAAATGCCTCTGCTGCCTTGCCCCATAGACTGCACCGATACCAAACGCTGCCAGCTTCTTTGCCATAGCCATTTTTAACGCCTACACTGAAGCTAAGAACTTTGCTGTCGCGTGTGTCACGCAATTCAGCATCCTTGCCTACGTTTCCTGATATTGTGATATTTTGCATTGGTATTCCCCTTATCCGCCTAGTGCGTTCATGTATGTTTCAAGCAGGACTTCATATTCTGCTCGTTCGTGTGCTTCCATTTTACGAAGGCGTATAACGGCGCGTAAGATTTTGGTGTCATAGCCATGGGATTTTGCTTCACCGTAAATGCCTTTAATATCATCCGCAACGCCCTTCTTTTCTTCCTCCATCCTTTCGATGCGTTCAATCAAAAGGCGCAACATATCGTCCGTATTATCACTCATATTCTTCACTCCATTTTACGTTATGCTTGCTTGCATATGCGTAGATAAACTCAATCAGGTCTGACATCTGGGCCTTAGTTAGCTTTGATGTTCTAAACCCTATTGGGAAGGGCTGACCATCCAAACCCATCTCAAATTTTACTTCATGGCCTAATGCAGCCATAAATATGCACTTCCATACTTCAGGTATATGCGCTCTGCCCTCTGGCTTTGCGCGGCTTATATCTGATAGCATGGCCCACATTTTTGCGTTCTGGTCATCACTGCGCTTGGCGGCACTGACCTTCACGACGGCATCTTGCGGAGCCTTGTCGATAAGCTGGTGCGCTAATCGCCTTTGATGCTCACCGCGCAGTAAAACCGTTTGCGTCACTTGTTTTGCGCCTCTCGTATTTCCATTGCTTTCGGGCTTGCCCTACAAAACGCTTCAATCAAAGCTTCTATGTCAATGCCTTTCCAAAACGTCTGCTCACCAACTGTATGCTGCTCGTTATGATGGTTGCGGCATAGCGGGACTACTCGCCAATCATCTGGCTTTTGTCCCATCCCTGCACCGCTGCCTAGCCGCACATGGGCGCACTCAATAGGCATATCCTGACAGCCCTTGATAGCGCAATGAAATGACCGGATAAAATTAAGGTGGCCTTGTGAGCGCCACCGTGCTGTGCGCTTTGGCTTTTTGGCAATGCGGTTAGGAAGCATTGGCCCTACCTCTTGTTTCAAAAATATCGTTATATTGCGGGTTCTCCGCCATAAACTTGCGAGCCATTCCAGCGGTATAATTATTATTAAATTTAAAATCTCCAGTTTTTCTTAAATATGTTTCCCACCTAATTCTTTCGGCTATCATTTTTGCGCCTATTTTATCGCGCCCCGCTGAAATCGCTTGTTTAGTAAATGAATTAAATAAATCCCATGCCATTGGGTTTTCATTAATATATTCCTCTAAATTATAGCGCATATTAACCTCCTATTTTTGATAACGCTTTTACGTCTTTATCAACTTCTGCCAAAAATGCGCGGACTTCATTTTCTAAAGTCTCAAGCATATCATTGTCACGATGCACCCGCTGCACGTAAAGCATAAGATGGTCTGGCATCCTTGGGTCAAAGCTTACAAAGTCGCACCATTGACGGTCTGCACAAATCATCTGCCATTGCATTTGCATTAGATATTTACTGGCAATTCGATTGCTTTTCAGTGTTTCAATGTGCGTAGCCGAATTAGGGCATTTAATCTCAAGGCAACCATCATCGCCCACAAGCCCGTCTGGGCTGGCGTGAGTGCCGATAATAGTCGGGTGCTTATATAACCCCACCTCTGTTACAATGTTGCCTGTCATGAAGCTGTAGGCCGTTCTAGCCTCATCCTCTTTGTCTACGCCCCATTGCATTGCTGCACTGCGGATAAATCCTTCCTCCTGCTGGCCTGTTAGCCGTTCAACCACAAGCTTGGCCTGTAGGTTAGCGCGTGAGGCTCCCCAGCCTGATTTGGTCTTGGCTAGAGCATCTGCCAGTTGGGAAGCGCCAAGGCTCCCGCAACGTGCTGCAAACCATTCTGGGCTGCGTTGGATAATAGCTGCGTCTGTCATGCTAGTTTCTTTTCTAATGCAGCCTTAACCGCATCAAATCGCGCTTCCTGCAATTCTTTTAGTGAGTTAATCTTGTAATGCTTACAAAGCAAACCTAAGTCGGTTCCGGTGCCATCGACCAGCTTTTGCAATTCGGCAAACTGGCTGTCGCTGATGAACTTAGCTGGTTCAGCAATCTTGTTAGCGCCTGTGGTGGCATCCAGTGCATCATGCTCGACAATGCAAAGGGCTGCTGTCCATAGGTAGCGGGTGCTGTATGTCTCGCAAGCGCCAATGTTCTGTATCTCGTGGCAACCTTTAAGATTGGCTGAACCCATTGGGCTATGGATAATAACTTGGCTACCATCCTCGACATCGACAATGTGCATTGACGCTGTAGTTTCCGAAAAGCTGATAACCGCGCAAAGCCCAACATCGTTAAAGATTTGCAGGGCTGGGACAAGAAAGTCGGCAAGCTCAAAGTATTTATAGCCAGCAAATTTATTTTCGCCTGACTTTTTAAGCGGCAGCGCGTGAAACGCTAACCTTGCTTCGTTTAGTTTCTTATGAATTGGCATTGATATTCTCCCTATGCAAAACGTGGAAATTTATAACGGATTGGCTCTGCCGACCAGTTGCGAACGGTCATAACGTCGCCAATTAATTCAGCTAGATGCTCACCGTAATTAGGGTGGCAAGCGCCAGCATTAATTGCCATCTCAACAAAGTCGCATGGCAAACATTCAAAAGTTTGGGTTAAAGTATGGCCGCAAACTGTGCATTTTTGGTGTGTCATTGTCTTGTGCCTCTTTATTTTGTAAACCCCTTGTAAACGCGAAAAACATAAATTAAAAGCGTTTTTTATCCTTAGCAGAAAGAAAAGTTCAATGGACTATACCGCACAAGCAGTTTCAGACCTTTACGCCTTGGCTAAAGCGCACAAAATCAGGGCTTACCAGATTGCCAACGAAGCTGGCATTACTCGCGTCACGCTATCCAACTGGAAAAGCAAACGCAGTGAGCCAACCCTTAGCGCCTTTCTTGCCGCGCAACACGCTTTAGACCGCTTGGTTAAAGCCAAGCAAGAAAATTAATCATGAGGCGTTTCGGAAAATATCGCGCTGTCAAAATGCAATGCAGTCAAGGCCACACGCACGATAGTAAGCGTGAGGCTATACGCTGCAACGAACTGCATGAGTTACAGGCGGCTGGTGTTATCAGCGACCTAATAGTGCATCCGCAATATTGGTTCGTCATTGATGGTCGCCAGTTGAAGCACCCTAACGGCAGACGGGTAGGCTATAAATCTGATTTTGAATATGTCGAAAATGGCAACGCAATAACGGAGGACGTAAAAGGCGTAAGTGTCCGTGATTGGCCGCTGCGCCGTGCTGTTTTTATCGCTCTGTTCCCGTATCGGCAGCTACGCGAAACTCGCTGATTGATAAAAACGCTTTTATTAATCACGGCTGTTGGCTATAAAGTCGGACGGGGAGCGTGAAAAGGCACTAAAACGCTCAACCCGTCCTAACAATGCCAAGGGAGAAAGGCATCGCTTTATGATTACTACACGCCATAAAAATATTACGCAAGGGGTGTGCCATGAGTAGGCATAATTTTGAACCCGACATAGCAAAGCGCGTAGGCGTTAACGCTGCCGTGATTTATCAGAATATTGTCTGGTGGGCAGAAAAGAACGCTGCCAACGAAAAGCATGGTCACGATGGGCTTTGGTGGACATATAACAGCATAAGCGCTTTTGAGGAATTATTCCCATATCTGACAGGCAAGCAGATACGCACTGCATTAGCAAAGCTGGTAGACGATGGGCTGCTAGTTGTGGGCTGCTATAACAAGTCATCTTACGACCGCACAAAGTGGTATGCGCCCATTTTCCCCTTAGGTAATTCCCATTTGCCCAAAAAGGCAAATCAATCTGACCAAAAGGGCAATACAATACCAGATATAAACACAGATAATAAACCATATGTTATTATAGAGGGTTTCCCGACTTGGATGCCGATAGATGCTTGGAAGGGTTGGGTGGAAATGCGGAAGCAGCGTAAACGCCCATTGACCGATAGAGCCAAGACTAGGGCAATCAATAAACTGGAAGCCCTGCATATGGCAGGACACAACATTACCGAATTGCTAGACCGTTCGACAATTAACGGCTGGCTTGATATATATGAACCGAAAGGTGTTACCAATGCAGGAAATAGCCAACACGCATCAGAACCAACCAACCCAATGGTTAGAGCCGTATTTGCCAGCCAAGCTAGAAGAACTGCTAATGGGGGACCACCTGCCGACGATTGGGCCTAAGACTGCGGAGATGCTTCAGCAATATGTGGATGCCGCACGGCCACCAATGCCAGAGCGGGAGCAGGTCGAAGTTATGATTGCCAAGCTATCGTTAGCCACTGCCAACCAGAAGCGCAGTCTCGAGGAGGAAGCGGAACGGCTGGAACTATACTGGATGACGCTACGCATTTACCCGCTGGTGGATTTACGAAGCGCCTTTATCAAGCTGCTACGCACCTGCAAGTTTATGCCAACGCCAGCGGAGATTGATAGCGTGGTGCAGGAGGAAGGCTCATTGAGGCGGCGCAGGGTGGGAAGGGCAAAATATCTTATCCATCTGCACCAGCGCGACTATGTGCCGCCAGCCGAATATGTTACGGCAGAGGAATTAGCAGACTTAAGGAGCAGTCTTGAAATCGGCAAAATCCACAGGGAAGGCGGCGACTGACCTAATGTGCGACCTAGCCCGTTATCACATGGGCAGTATATCAATGGATGATATACGAACGCACTGGGCTAAGGGTAAGTATGCTGGAGCGCCAAAGGAATGGGCTTTAGCTGCGGTTGAATACGCTAAAAGGCAAAAAAATTGATAAATCGCAAAATAATTGAAAATAACGCTTTACATATAAAATGACCAAGTCCATAAGAGGGCATCAACCACAGGGGTTCTACCCCGCCACTTAAGGAAAAAGACTATGACTATCATTTCTTCATCACCAGCTTACCTCATTGTTGAAGGTCACAACAACTTTGAAACACGCGACCAATTTGCAATCGCATACGAAAGCAAAAATCACGGCACATTGTATCGGATTTACACACTTGGTTGTGTTGCTGATTTTGCCGCTGAAATGGGCGCAGACCCAGTGGCTGCTGAAGCAAAGGCAATTACATACGGACACGAAGTTTTTTGGGCTAACATCAAAAGCGCGATAATTACTTCAGACAAGCGCCAGCAAGAAATTATTCGCGGCATTAGCCACGGCGATGTAATCAACTACAAAGGAAAGTCATTCACCGTGCAACCAGCCAGCAACAACAACGTCAAACTGGTTCAAATCTAACCCAACGGGGGCTTCGGCCCCCACCCACCAGAGGCCAAGCCTCGCCAATACGGAGAAGTAAAATGACACGCAAAGATTATCAATTAATCGCAAACACCATTGCTCAATTTAATCGTGACCTTGCTAAAGATGCAAACGGCGCTTTGACAGATACAGGTCGAGCAATCATATCTGGAGAACGCATAGCCGCCCAAACGATTGCTCACAGGCTGGCTTATGAATTGCAGCTGGATAATTCCAACTTTGACCGGAAGCGTTTCATTGAAGCCTGTCAATTAGATGCGGAGTTTGCAGTATGATAACCCCAACACTAAACATAAACGGCTCCAGCGCAGATGACCTTATCAACCCGCGCTTAAAGGCGTGGAGCAATCTGCGGGACGCTATTGAGGCTTTGCTACAGGCCACGCCTAACGGCAGGGACTACAGCGATTATGAACATTGCAAGGCTGACCGCAAAAAGCATTATGACCGCATTGAGGCGATAGACAAAATCTGCCACGAAATTTACAGCGAGGCTGTAGCTATCAAAAGACAAAAGGAAGGCGTAGAATGACACCTAGAGAACGCAACTTGGCAGAGATTGATGCCATCGCAGAGTTATATGATTACAAAGTTGAAGATGTTTTAAGCCACAAAAAGCACAAAACACTGGTAGCAGTCAGGCGCAAATGCGTTGTAATGCTGCGGAATAAAAACTATTCAACTCTGCAAATCGGAAAAATTCTAAACCGCGACCATAGCACCATATGCCATGCTCTAGCTATGTATGAAAAAGAAGAAATTGAAGCTTTGGCGAGATATGAATTAGAAGGGTGGCCTCATGACACCATCGCGGCTTAAACTAGCAAGGGCGTATTTAGGATACAGCCTGACAGACATGGCTGACGCATTGCGCTTGTCACCGACAACAGGAGCCACCACCATACGTAAGATGGAGGCTGGCAAGGTTAACATCACTGGCCCTATCAGTGTAGCTGTAGACGCAATGCTTAAAGGCTATGACCCATTTGAGGACGAGAATGACGATGACGCACCCTGACAAGCATCAAGTGGGCGGCGACCATTACGCATCTAAAAAGGTTCAGCCTTGGGAGGCAATGGAAGCATGGATGTCGCCGGAAGCCTTTGCTGGATATTTACAAGGGAATTGCATAAAATATTTAGCACGCTATCGTGATAAGAACGGCGTTGAGGATTTGAAGAAGGCGCAGCACTATTTGGCAAAGTTGTGCGACCATGAAAGCGGGAAAAAGGCAATGGCGGAAAATATGCTACAATTCCAAGCAGGGCGTGAGGCAGCTATGTGCGGATTAACACGGGACGAACGGCGCAGCAAAGATTGGCTTGAAGGCTATGACCAAGTGAAGGCGGAAGATGATGAGTGACGCACCTAAAATTGAACAGCGCAGCGTATCGGAATTAATCCCGTATGCGGCGAATAGCCGAACCCATAGTGACGCGCAGGTAGCGCAGATAGCAGCCAGTATTAAAGAATGGGTTCTGATTGGCGATTATGCCGTATCAAAGTGTGGCGTCATTATTTCATTGCCTCATGAATATAAAAATCGGTGGGGCGGCACTTCCGTTAGGGCCGCTAAAATATTGTCGCAATGTAACGACAAAGATGGTTACAAGCTAACAACCATGAGGCGTTTAGATTGGACAAAAAACGGACAAATTAGGGTGCATAGGTTGGTCGCCCATTGCTGGATTGGCCCATGCCCCGAAAACATGGAAGTTAATCACATTGATGGCAACAAGGCTAATAATAGCGCTAGCAATTTAGAATATGTTACATCAAGAGAAAACAAGCGCCATGCTGTATCGACAGGGTTGGTAAAAATGGGCGCAAATCATCATAACACTAAGCCCATCAAACTAACAAATGGCAACGAAGTCATTATTGCCTATGGGTGTGCTGATTTAATCAAAAACGGATTTAGGCCACAATCAATTCACGCAGTTGCAAATGGCAATAGAAAATCATGTTATGGATGGAAGGCAGAATATGTCTGAATTGCAAGTTGTATATCGAAGCGTTGCAGAACTTATTCCATATGCGGCTAATAGCAGGACGCATAGTGACGCGCAGGTCGCTCAAATTGCGGCAAGCATAAAGGAATTCGGATGGGCGAGCCCTATACTTATTGATGGCGATAACACTATCATAGCAGGGCATGGGCGCTTGCTGGCCGCACGTAAGCTTGGAATGGAAGAAGTCCCAGCAATTATTCTTGACCATCTGACAAAGGCCCAGCAACGTGCCTTAGTTATAGCAGACAACCAGCTTGCTCTAAACGCAGGGTGGGATACTGATATGCTAAAGGCGGAAATAGCTGATTTAAAGCTAGATGGTTTTGATTTGGACATTCTGGGTTTTAGCGATGCAGACCTAAAAGGCTTTCTAGATGATTTAGATGGCGTTGGCACATCTTTGGATAGTGACAAATACACCACAAAAATTACCGTTCCAATTTATGAGATAAAAGGCAAAAAGCCAGAATTAGCAGATATTTTTGACCGCACGAAAACACAGAGCCTATTAAAAGACATACAGGCGGCTGATGTGCCGGATGATATTAGACAGTTTTTGGTTGCGGCCGCAGAGCGTCACACCAAGTTTAATTATGAAAACATAGCCGAGTTTTATGCACACGCAGATGAGCCGCTACGCAAATTAATTAGAGATAGCGCTTTGGTAATTATTGATTACGATGCCGCCATTGAACACGGCTACGTAAAACTAACCCAAGAGTTAATGGAATTGAGCGAAGACCATGAAGAAATTTAATGGCAAAAATTTTGCTGTCATAATTCCAACCTATGGAAGACCCACCAAAGTTTTTACACATAAAACTTTACGGAGGTGCGGATTTAGCGGCGATATATATTTATTGTGTGATGATAGTGATGCTTCTTTAGGCGAATATCAAAAAATATATGGCGATAAGGTTTTAGTGTTTAGCAAAAATGATGTGATTGGCACATTTGATAGAATGGATAATTTCGACCGCAGAAATGTTGTTGTATATGCGCGTAATGCTATTTACGATGCCGCGAAAAGCGTTGGTCTAAAATATATTTCCGTGCTTGATGACGACTACACATCGTTACGTTTTCGCGTAAACTCTAAATATGAGTATACGAGCGCAGGGCAGATGAAAAATGCAGATGGCGTATTTGCATCTTTTTTAGATTTTTTAGAAACAACGCAATGCAGCACCATATGTTTCGCGCAGGGTGGCGATTTTATAGGCGGCAAAAACAATATGCGTTTGGCTGTTAAAAAAACACCATTGCGTAAAATGATGAATTTATATTTTTTTGACGTAGACCGACCAGTGGAGTTTATGGGGACAATAAACGAAGATTTAACTGCATCGGTAGCTGAAGGCATTGTTGGCAGGGTTGTTCTAACAACGCCGCTAGTAACCATCGAGCAGATGGCTACACAATCCAATTCTGGCGGCCTAACGGAAATATACCTAGACCTAGGCACATACGTAAAAAGCTTTTACAGCGTCATGTATGCGCCAAGCGCCGTAAGGGTTGCGTCAATGGGGACTACATCTAAGCGTCTGCACCATTTAGTGTCTTGGAAACACGCCGCCGCTAAAATAATTAGGGAGACTGTTTAGCCCGTAAATGTTAAGCGTTAGTGATATGGTCGGAAGCACCTTTAGCGGTTACAGCGTATATCATGGTGCAGCCATCGCCAAAGCTAAGTGCATATTGCTCTGCTTCTTCGATAGTATCAAATTGCATACGGGTGCGCTTACTGGGGATACGTCCACGAATGGCTGTAAAATAAATTGCATTTTCTAAGCAGTATGTTTGGCGGCTATCTAGATTTGTCATGTTTTTGCTCCTTATGTTATAAAAGATTTAATCGACCTAAAATGAAAGTAAAGAGATTTTTTCAATGTCTGATGTAAAGCTAACCGCAAAGCAAGAGGCATTCTGCCAAGCTATAGCTGACGGGCTAGGGCAAGCAGACGCATACCGCATGGCTTATGATGCTGAAGGGATGAAGGATAGCACTGTTTATCCTAAAGCTTCTCGTATGATGAACGAGGGCAAGATAAGGGCAAGAATTGAAGAATTGAAAGCGCAGGTAGCTGATAAACAACTATGGACACGCGAAATGTCTGTCAAAGGGTTGATACAAGCTTACCGCATTGCACAAGATGCTAAGACCTCAACAGGCATGACAGCGGCGGTAAAAGAGTTGAATGTCATGCACGGCTTTAACGAGCCGACCAAGCTATCGGTTGACCTGAAGTTTAAGCCCATCACGGACGAAGATTGGCTTTGACATTTACTGCCAGCCAGCATGATTTTATATACAGCCAAGTGCCATTCCCAGCTTTCGTTGGTGGCTTTGGTTCTGGTAAGACTGCGGCTGGCATAGCGCGACTAATGCGCTTGAAGCGTTACTGTCCATATCAGGATGTTGCTTATTACCTGCCTACGTATCCGCTTATTGAGGATATTGCTTTTCAACGCTTCCCCGCCTTGTTTGAGCGCAATGGCATCCCGTTTAAGCTAAACCAGCAAAAGGCGGTGATGGAGACGGAATTAGGCAGAATTATATTCCGCAACATGGAACAACCTGACCGCATCGTCGGTTATGAGGTGGCGCACAGTATCGTTGATGAACTTGATACGCTGCCAATGGAAAAGGCACGTGCAGTCTGGAATAAGATTATCGCACGTAACCGCCAAAAGGCTTTTACTGTATCCGGCAAGCCTGTCCGCAACACTGTAGGCGTGGCAACCACCCCCGAAGGCTTTCGTTTTGTCTATGACCGCTGGGTGAAGAACAAAGCAGAGGGCTACGCGCTGTATAAGGCCAAGACCTCTGACAACGCAGCTAACCTGCCTGACGATTATATCAGGAACCTACAGGCGACCTATTCTACCAGCCTTTTGTCCGCATATCTTGATGGCGAGTTTGTTAACCTTACGGCCGGAAGCGTGTATCCAGAGTTCGACAGAAGGCTTAACGCTACGTTCGAGGTTATCCAGCCAAGGGAGCCGCTGCACATTGGCATCGACTTTAACGTCAATAACATGAGCGCCATCGTCTGCGTTATCCGTAACGGCAACCCGCTGGCGCTGGATGAGCTAACGGGCCTCAGAGACACGCCCACGATGATTAGAGCGCTGCTAGAGCGTTACCAAGGCCATGCCATAACAGTTTACCCAGATGCGTCTGGAGGGGCCACCAAGAGCGTTAATGCCAGCCTATCTGATATAACCTTGCTGCGTTCGGCTAACTTTACCGTATTGGCTCCGAATAAGAACCCAGCCGTTAAGGACAGGGTGATTGCAGTAAATCAGATAATTCACAACCAAGGCGTTCGCAGATTGCTGGTAAACCCCGACAAATGCCCTAATTTAGTTGAAGGTTTAGAGCGCCAAGCCTACAATAAAACGGGCGAGCCAGATAAAACTACAGGTCTAGACCACTTAAACGATGCCATTGGCTACCTAATTGCGTATAAGTATGGTATTGGTCGTGGAACAGTTTCATTTGCACAAATCGCAGGGGTTTAGATGGCCGTCGATACCACCCACAAAGAATATGACGCTAACCGTTACAAATGGCAGCGTTGTCGTGATGTTATACAGGGCAGAGATGCACTAATCCAGCAAGTGAAATACGGGGCTAAAGTCCAGTATGGCGCGAAGTATGCTGGCAGTTTGTATAACCCTGACTATACGGGCAATGACTATTTGCCTCGTTTGATTAACCAGACCGACCCCGATTACATTGCGTATCAGGAACGCGCAGGGTTCTTTAACGCCACTGGGCGCACACTTGATGCTTTCACTGGCATGATATTTGCTAAAGACCCGACATGGACACTGCCAACCGCGATAGAAGCCTTCACGGATGATATAACGCTGTCAGGCACAAATCTGCGTGAGTTTGCAGAACAGGTTGTCGAGCAACAGATTGCAGTAGGGCGAGTGGGCATCATGGTGGACTATCCATCAAACACGCCAACGAACCTGACTGTAGCTGTAGCAGAGGCAATGAACGTCCGTCCGTTCTTGCGCTGGTATTCTACGGAAAGCATAATTAACTGGCGCACAAGCTACATCAATGGCGCTGAAACATTAGTGCTTGTGGTGCTGCGTGAGGTGAGCGAAGTCTATCAAGACGAATTTACAGCTGAAGAAGTGACACGCTATCGGGTTCTTGACCTTACGGAACAAGGCTATCGCGTTCGTATCATCGACGACAACAACGAACTGCTAGAGGAAGTTTACCCGCTGCAACAGGGTAGGCCAATGCGCTATATCCCGTTCACGGTTCTAGGGGCCAACAGCGCGTCAACCACAGTGCAGAAACCACCGTTGCTTGACCTAGTGGACACGAACCTTGCTCACTACCGCAACAGCGCCGACTATGAGCATGGTTTGCACTTTACCGGACTGCCAACCCCTTACGTAGCTGGTGTGCAGTTAGCAGAGGGCCAAACGCTTTCCATTGGCTCCATGACCGCTTGGGTGTTCCCCGACCCGTCAGCCAAGGCAGAGTATCTAGAGTTTAAGGGCGATGGCCTCAAGACGCTTCAACAGGCGCTAAAGGACAAAGAGCAACGCATGGCAGTGCTTGGCGCACGTATGCTGGCCGACGATAAGCGCACGGCAGAGGCTTTCGGCACAATAGAGTTACGCACCGCTGGCGAACGCTCTGTGCTTGCTTCTATCAGCCGTTCGGCATCGGATGCTCTCCAGCGCTCACTAAACTGGATGGCTGAATGGGTAGGCGCACCACAAGACGCAGAGTTTAACCTTAATACTGACTTTGGCGCTGCACGTATGGCTCCGCAAATGGTTACTGCACTCATGGGTGCATATCAGGGTGATGCTATGCCGCTGTCGGTATTGTTCGATAACTTCCAGCGCGGCGAACTAATCAACCCGCAGATGGAGTTTGAAGAATACGAAGCAATGATTGCCGACCAAGGGCCTTCATTCGCGGATGATAGTTTGCTAGAGCCAGAAGATGAAGCAGAAAACGTGGAAGAACAAACACTAATGGCTAACATCCGTCAGAGGCTTGGACTTTAAGTGGCTATCAGCGAGGAAATTGTCACCTCGCTAGTCGAGGCCGTTGCTGCGCTTAACACTCGCGTCAACGATGCAGCGTCACGCCCTATGATACAAGGGCCGCAGGGTGAAGCTGGGCCACAAGGCGAACGGGGCGAAGATGCATCACCTGTTACTGATGAGCAAATCAAAGACGCTGCTGAAAATTGGTTACGTGAAAACATCACGCAGCCAAAAGACGGCATTGACGGACAGGACGGGCAGCAAGGACCAGAGGGAAGGCCACCTACTGATGAAGAAATACAGCTGGCTGTCGATATATGGTTTGAAATCCATCGTTCGTCGCTCGTTGGGCCTGCTGGAAGCGATGGCCGCGATGGTGTTGATGGTCGTGATGGCCGTGACGGTATTGATGGCAGGAATGGTGCTGATGGTCGCGCTGGCCCCGCTGGTGTTGGCATCGCACTGGTGGAACAACGCGATGAAACGTCTTTTTGGATAACGCTGACTAACGGCGAGGAGTTTCAGATTGAAATACCTGCGCCTTTGCGTGGCGGCGGTGGCAGTATCGGCAGCATTTACGATATTGACGCTTATTTTAATTCTTTAGCATTTGACTTAACGCCTCGCCCTAAAGCTGGCGTTGGCGTTATGCAGTGGAACCCAGACGAAGGCACGTTAGACCTTGGGTTGCTTGGCGGCAATGTTACCTTGCAAGTAGGGCAGGAAACTGTCCATCGCGTAGTGAACAAGACAGGCGCGACCATTTTTAACGGTCAAGCGGTTTATGGGATAGGTTCGGCGGGGCAAAGGCTTTCTGTCGGCCTTGCATTAGCTGACAGCGACAATACAAGCGCTACCATCCTTGGGGTTGCTACAGAAGATATTCTCAACAATCAAAGCGGGTATATTACGTCTGAAGGATTAGTCCGCAACGTAAACACAAATGATTTCAATGATGGTGACGCGCTTTATGTTTCACCTACTATTGCTGGCAGTCTTACTAACGTAAAGCCTGTTGCACCGCAGCACACCGTGTTCATGGGCTTTGTAATTAAAGGCGGTAGTGTTGGCGCTGGCACTATATTTGTGCATCCGCAAAACGGATATGAATTAGAAGAACTGCACAATGTTTTAATTACATCGCCAACCAACGGTCAGGTTTTAAGTTACGATAGCGCGTTAGCCGTATGGAAGAACACAACAGGTTCAGGCGGTGGCGGCGCAACTTCATTGGCTGACTTGACCGATGTTGCAATTTCAGGTGTATTAAATCAAGACGTTTTACAGTATGACGTAGCAACTGGATTGTGGCGCAATAACCCCGCTATAATTGATGGCGGAACTTTTAATTAAGAGGAAGTAGCATGGCACGGATACAAATTAAGCGCGGGTTAAAGGCTAATTTGCCATCATCTGGTATGCTGGCTGGTGAGCAGCATTTTGCCACTGACCGTAGCAGTGTTCATATTGCGCTTGATGCCACCACGCTACAGCCCGTAGTCCCCCCCATTGATGACCTTGGAAGCATTGGCGCTATTGATGGTGTATCAGACCTTCTAATTATCCACGATGCAAGTGCTACGGGCATCAAAGAAAAGAAGGTAACATTTGCTGACTTTAAGACAGCCCTGAATATCCCTGCTAGCGACACCGACGAAAAAGTTGCTGTCGTAGCTGGTGGCACATCTGGCTACCTATGGGGAACGGACGGCACTGATGGCGTTCTTCGCATGAATACATCAATGGAAATGACCAAGGACGCTAGCAATAACTTTATTACTCTGGCCGTAGGGACTATTGACCTAGGCACATTTTAAGCAATACAAACCCGCTATATAGCATTAAGGGAAAGCCACATGGCATTATTAAAGTTTAAACGCAGCGCGGTTCCCGCTAAGGTTCCCAGCATTGCCGACCTTGATTTAGGCGAACTTGCTATCAATACGTATGATGGCAAGGTTTACACTAAGAAAGATGATGGCACTCAAGCAATCGTTGAAATTGGCGGTGGTGGCGGGACAGGTACAGTCACATCCGTAGCTGCATCTGGCGGCACAACTGGCCTTACGTTCACAGGCTCACCAATAACAACAAGCGGAACTTTAACGCTTGGTGGAACTTTGGCTGTAGCTAATGGAGGCACGGGCGCAACATCGCTTACCTCTGGTTATTTGGTCAAGGGCAACGGAACGTCTGCTGCCAGTGCGTCGGTTGTGTATGACAACGGTACGAATGTT